CCAACACCTGTCAGCAAATAATTTGTTTTTGTCACAGGTATGAAAGATGAAACGTTCTTTAAGTAAGCAAACCAAGTTTTTACGAATGTTTCAAAATTGATTATTTCATTTGATTGTTTTTCAGTTAACCCACTTACAAAGGAATTATAAAGTTGTTGAGTATATTCACTATAAATTCTTGTTGGGTCGTTATAGGCTTGGTATGCCTTCATATCAAAGATTTTTTCATTTGTGTCTTGTGTTTTAAGGACCCCGAGAATTGTGGCGTTTCTCATATGAGACGCAAACTCTTCAAAAGCATCAACAACAAAATTAAGGGCCAAAAGGTTTGACCGACCCACTGTTCGTAGAGGCTTTAGATTTTCATACGACGGAGTAATTGTGTTCTGCCTTTGGTCTATGCGTCCATAGTATTGCTTGTCATACCAAGTGTCAAGGGGAATCTTTATATCCGTGGGATAGATAGCCTCTCTATACATTACTCTCTGGAAATAAAGCGCAAAAGAAGATAGACCGTTATTGCCGGAAGGATTCTGTAAATCAAATGGTGTGTAATCGAAAGTAGTCATTAGTCTTTTCCTAATGTTACACGCTGGTTAAAGCTTTGTCTACTCGCTTCTTCTGACCCAAGAGCCGCCGCGGCATCTTCCACCAATACTCGCTCTGCTTCGGCAGCTTCAGAAAAAGCGCTAGTGGCTGCCTCAACGTCCCGGCCCAATATTTCTCTTCTAACAACATCATGTGGAGGATCTTCAGGCTGAAAGCCCTCCTCAAAGAAACGACCAACATCTCCTGTCGCAGGAAGAAGTTTGTTGTCCTTAAATTCAATGCCCTCATGAAGCGCGGATATTGAAACATCAAAAGAAGAAGGTGTAACTGTTGACTTTACAGAGGTAACCAAGTAGTAACCGTGTAGACCTAGATAATCTAAATATTCTTGGCTTGCCCCCAACAAAGAAGGATTAATGTAAATATACATACCGTTTTTATATAGAGTGTTGCCCACTAAATCAATATCTGCTGAATAAAGCTCTCTTAACTGTTCGGCGCCTAAAGCCCCTTCTTTTTGAATTCTCGATTCTCTCAAGTAAGCTTGATCTTGTCTAGAGAAGTTAATTGTTTTTACCAAACCACAAGCAGACCCCAAATAGTGATGGTATATGCCACGATTTGTGTCGTTATCATAACTTTTCATACCCTCCAGCCCTCTAGGGCGGGAATCAGTTGAATAAAGCAATAGACCCAATTTTGTCTGTGCAGAGTCTAGCCCGCAGCGAACTTCGGCTTGTGCCTCTCCTACCTGTTTTGCAGGATAAGTTTCATTGGAAATAAATTCGTTTATCTTTCCCTGCTTTAGTCCCAAAGTTAATGGCTGTGCATCAAATCTTTGTTGGAAATTGAATTCCTTTCCAAAACATTTAGAAGAAAGTGCCTTTGTGATTAAGTCTTTACATATATCTTTAATAAAGTAAAGCAAGAAATAAGTGTTCTTTTCACTTTTTACAACATTGTCTTTAAACCAAAGTTGGAAAGCGTCCAAAGATATAGGGATATCGCCTATGTTCATTGTTCTGTAAATACCATTTAATTCGGTGTTATCTAGTGGATTCTCTTTTGATGCGGCATCAATAAAGGAAATGTCCTTCAAATCATACCCGCAATTAACTAAATCTTCTAAATTCTTAAACTTAAATGCTTGCAAAGGATCGATCATTTCTACATCTGATATAAACATTTGAAAATTAAGTGGCTTTGCACCATCTGCGGCGTTTTTCTGGTTATTAGATTTTATTTCTTCAATAACAGTATCGATCAGGTCTCCCAAAAAGAAGAAAGGAATGTTGATTTTTTGCTGATCTGTTAGCTGATCAAAAGTTTTAACCGCAGTGTTGGAAAAAGCTTCGCCTGTTTCATTGCCGCCGGCACCCGGACTCTGCTCAATAGCATTTAGAAGTTCATTATTGAACTCTGGAATTGTTTGAAATTGGAATGTTTCGTCTGTTTCTCTTCTTTTAACTCTTCTTTGCCTATCTGTAGGCGACAGATCCTTATAAGGAGTTAAAGTTAGCTCATTAGGGTTTAATGAAATATTATATATTCTTGAATCTCCAGCCTTCGACGGTCCGGCTGTGGCCGAAGAGAATATTCTTTTTAGAAGCTTCTTATACTTAACATTTCTATCAATGTTTTTTAGTTTTTTGATTTCTTCTAACAATTCTTTCTTTTTTTGTTTATCTCCCGCTAATGGTTTATCTGCGCGCTCGTTAAGCACCTCTGATTCTTTTTCTTTTTCTTCTATATCTTGTTCAATTAGTTTTGAACTAACATCAAAAATGTCTGCTGTTTTGCCAGTCAACAACCCAGCTAAACTTGCTTGATATTGAACGGTTAACTCTAAAGTTCCATTTTGATTAAAATTAATCTGATGCTGGGTCATCTGTAAAAACAAAGAAATTCTAGAATCGTTAAATGCCTCTTCTAGAGCTTCGGCTTTTTCATCATTTTTTGTTAATTGCTTCAATGCCTCAATGGGGGGAGTAGCCCATCCAGCACATATCTTAACTCTGAAATTGTGCCCTTCATAATCTTGATGAAGCTTATTCCTTAAAAGATCATCAGAACAAGGTTTTTCATCTGGCTTTTCATTACCAGTTTGTTTATTTCTTAATTTTCTGACTCCTGGGGAATTAATGATTAAATCCAAGAAATTAGGCTCATCTTGTCCAGCGGAGCGTGCCCCATTAAAGAAATCGTTAATGGACTGAAAATACATCACCAATGTGGCCGAGATGTTATTATCCACTTCTGCTGGCTGGACACCATCCAGTGCCCAAGAGAAAGATTTGATTCCAGCACCGGGTGCCCTTCCAGCGGCACCATCTAAAATATTTTGAACGTCGTTTTGTGTCAAGAAATTTGGAATTCTTAAATCTTTCTCAATTGACCTACCATTTCTATCTAATTTGACATTTCCCACATCATCATATTCAAGACGCGATATCTTCAAGTAGGGTGTTAAGAGTCCGTAAACCTCGGGACATATATTTAAAAATTCTCGAATATAGCCGGATTTGATTCCATGTTGAATTGTGTTTATAACGCTACCCGGGTCACCATTGTTAGAGACTTTAACAATATTTTTGTAATTTGATGCAAACGCACCATTCTCTCTTTGATCAACAAGCTTTGAAATGTTTTCCAACAAAAAGCATTGGAAATCAAAGGGAGTTAATTTAGGAGGTGGACCCTTTGGCGGTATTAGTTCTTCTGGACGATCAATAATGGCCGCACCAGCAACAGTCTGGGCACTCCGCGCCGTTTCCTCTATCTGTTCTAATACTTCAGGAATAAGATTGTTAATAATTTCTTCTGTTTTTTTGTCTATGCACTCCTGTGAAATTAAAGCTCTGTCGCCTATATTTACTCGACCCGGGTCAGAGCCAAGCCCACCGCTTGTTCCAAAAGCAAATTTAATTAATATTTTGGCTACATCTTTGTAGATTTTTCTGAAATTTGTGACAGCGCGCCGATTTGAGGCAGGCACTCGTAAGATTTCCTGGCTAAACAATTGCTGTATTTCAGCTGTAGGAATTCCAGGCTTAGCTCCTTTCCTAATCAGATCAACAATCGTAGTAGAGTCTTGCTGAACCGCGGAAAGTCCCCCATACTGTGAGATAATTGAATTCACACCCAGACTCGATACATCTCGCATTGCAAATGGCGCGGTTGTATAGATATTAAAAAACAATAAAGTTTGAAGATCTTCAAAGGTTAAAGATCTGTACCCCTGTTCGGCGCGGGTCCTATTCAACAAAAAGTTGAAGATATTAGTATCCCTTAAGCCTCGGTAATTATCTCCTTGTTTAGTAAATCGAAATGTTCCTAGTTCTTCAGACCTAAAGCGGAAAAGCCAATCATCTTTGCCTTCTAGCAGTTCACTAATTCTAGGCGCGCTATCGTAAGGTCTAGTAGATTGTCTATCTCCCATTTGGCTTACAGAAAAACCAAGAATGGTCGACTCTAGGTCAATAAGAATTTGCTTTGATTCTTCGAATGTGTCGCTGGCTCTTAAGTTCCTTCGTACTAAAACGTCAGTATCGAACTCGTCGTTCTCTATAAGAACATTGCCGTCTGGATCGGGCTTTTTTAATTCTTCTACTATTTCTGGTGCTAAAAGTGTACTAAAATTATAAACAACATTTTCTAATGCTAGCTGATTGCACAAACCATCTTCAAGGGTGGATTGTAAGTCCAGCCATTTCTGCGGTGGCTTAAGATCTATATTAGCCATAATAATAACCTCTTACTTATCGTAATACCTTAAAATGTCCTGCAAAGGCAATGGAATGTAAATTAAATCCCCAACGCTTAAATCAGCTTCTGTTGGCTTTTGATTGAACATGGCAATCACCCACCAGTATTGAGCAGAGTTATAATATTCAATCGCCAACTTAAAATAACGATCGCCTGTTTTCCAAATATGACGAACTCTTGTTAAGTTCTTTATTTCCTCAACAGTTGGATAAGACATCTCTGGAGTTGAATATTGACGAATAAAATTTACATTTCGTTCTTCTAAAGTTTTTTCGTACAACTCATTTGTATTGGTTAGGACTCTTCGTCTATCGTATCTTGTAGGCATTTTTAATCACCCTCCAGAACCTGTGCATTATTACCTGCTCTATTAAAATCAATCGTGCCCACTATCTCACTGTCAGCCGGCGCAGCAGTTTGTGATATGATATATTCTTCATAAGTAGCATTTGGATATTTTCCACTAACTGCTCTAGAGCCAAAGTGATATCCTCCACCATTCTTTTCATCTTTGTACCAACCCGTTAAATGAGTGTGTAAAACGTTAAAAGTAAGTTGAATGCTTACTTTTTTTGGAATGAAAGTCTTGCCACCAACCCTATTCACAATTACCTCTTGACCTGTTTGCTCACGAAGTCTGGCGGCTACTGTCCCGGGATCCGAGATAATAGTCTCCTTTTTTCTTATCTCGCCATTAGCAATCACTTCCGCACCAACTTCTCTAGTGGCCACAAAACCGCCTTCTGTTATATCAGGACCGTAAGTAACACCATTTAAGTAACCAGTCAAGTAGCCAAGCTCCGAAGCATCTGAAAGCAAGTTTGTCCATTTCATCTGTATAAGTGGAGCAGCTTTTAAAGTATTTTGAGCCGTTCGTGAGGAGCTTTCATATACTGGGTATTGAAACTTCACGAGATCCGCTATAGCATTCAAATTATCCTCAGCTTGAGTTATGCTGTCAGACACTACATCAAACCCTAGTGATATCGTTCTTTGAGTATTCTCAAACGCTGGAAGTGGATCCATACGACCGTATACAGGCGTTGAGGACCAATTAGAATTAAACTGATCTGAAAACTCGGTTACCCATCCTTCGAATTCAACAAATTGAGAAGTGGGCAAGTGTCTAATGAAGATTGTAAAAAACTCGTCGGTTCTTAATGATGGTGCTTGTGGCATTTATATTCCTCTAGCCGTTTGTAAATGGGCTAAATGTATTTCTCCCGGCTGTACTATCTAGCGCTTTAACAACAATATTATCGATCTTTTCTTGGCCAACATAGACAGCGATCTGCTGTGGACCTTGTCCTTGATTCTTCATTGCATCAATAAGCTCTTTAAAATCTTTCTTTGATATGACCTCGGATCCTTGACCACCAGTGATTAACATTTCGCCTGGGTGGACGATGGCTTGTTCCGACATAATGGTGCCGCCTTGTTCAAAGCGAGGAGTTGCCGCGGCAACCCCACCAGAAGTTGCCGAAGCTTTAAGTGCAGCAGCAGTTCCGCCGCCAAGTATACCAATGCCTGCCGACGCAAGCAAAGCGGTACCTATCGGAAGTGAAGTTCCCATTGTAAGAGGAGCAGCAATAATAGCCGCGACACCGGCAACAGCGAGACCAACTCTCATAAATGCAGATGCTGCAGAAGATGCATCACCCAAGAATTTTGCAAAATCACCTAGGTACCCTATTGCAGGAACTAAGAAACCATCAATAAAAGGCTTTGCATCAATTATTAGTTGGTTAAAAGCGTTGGTCAACTGCTCCATCGCGGACTGTGCTTGTCTGGCTGCTTCGGCTACCTCTTGTTGATTCATTCTTTGAATCTCAAGCTCTTCATTTGATTTGCCTAGAAGCTCAATAGTCTCAGACGTTGAGAGTCCTAAAGCAGAAGCAAACGCTTCTAGTTCAGCACCACCCAGATCCTCAATAGATTTGCCTGCTTGGTCAAATCCATCACGAAGCATCTTGATTCCTTCAATTGGATCCTCGTAAGCTGCGTTTAGCATGTCGATAGAATTTAAGAATGGTCCACCCAAGATGGCATTGAACCGACCAACAATCCTACCGGCTTCATCAAAAGTCTTAAACTTATCGACAACCCCCACAAGAGTTCCCAACTCTGTGCCGAGTGCCTTTGCGGCAACTGCCATCTCTTCAAACACTTCCTGCCCGTCTTCGCCAAAGCGAACAATAAAGTCTTTGTTGGCTGCGAACTGACCGCCCAATACGTCTATATCAACTCCCAAAGATCTTGCCGTTGAAGCCAAATCAATAAGAAGGTCATTAGCTTCTCCTACATCCATTCCCAATGTTTGAGTAGCAGTCTGAATAATTTTGGCTTGCGTTCCAAAACTAAATCCAAGCTTCTCAAGCTGAACGGTTGTTTGAGTTATTTCTTCTTGTTGCTGCTGAGTAAGGTAAGTAAAGTCTGTGAACTCGTTCTTTAGGGACCTAACAGCGCCCGCGACGTCTTCTAGAGATACGCCAGCTGCAATATTTGCCAAAGCAACATCGCGAATAGTTTCATTAAATTCATCCCCGGCACCTGTTTGAGCCTTGAACTGGGCAATAACTTCATCTTGCCGAAGTCCAAATTGAACCAGCATGTCAACAGCTTTTGCCCCAACAGCTGCCAGCTGACCTAAAGCAAGTTTAGGCGCCAATCCAGATTTGGCAAATTTTAATAAACTGAAGTCTCCTTGGCTGATTCCTTTTACCATTTTGCCAATTGAGGTTTCGAGACTAAGAAAACCTTGCGTTAAGGATTCAAGTTGAGTTTGAGTCGCAGCTGCAACCCTAGCATTTTGTTCATGCGCTTTCTGGTTCTCTCTTAGAGCTTCGGTATCTCTATTGATACTCTCTGTAGCAGCCTTGTATGCTGTTGTTAGGTCTCTTAGGCTATTCTCAAGATCCCCGACACTGTCCCCAGCAGCTTTTCTTTGCTCTATTAGGATTTTAAGCCTATTTATCTCGGCGCGCTGTTCGGCAGCTAGCTCTCTCTTTACCGCGAGTTGACGCTCTTCTGTTTCTAAAGCGGCTTTAATTTCTTCAAGTGTTAATGCCATTTAAAACTCCTAGTTTTTGAATGGCCACCTTAAGCCTGTTTCTAATTCAAACTTCTTAACTGCACTAGCCAAAGAATATTTAGAATTCATTGTTTTAGGATCATTTAGTCCGTGCTTAATATAAGAATCCATATATCGTTTTTCACTCTTAAGAGCTTTCATAAATGCGTCAACTTGAGAAGATGTGCCCGTTATATTCATTGGCACATCAAATCCCATGTAATATAGATCCAGCATCATGCTGCGAACCTTATTGGCAAATGCTGTATAGTAAGCTTCGGTCAGTGGCTTGCCAACTTGGTTAAGATCTATCGCTTGTTTTATTAAATCACTCATGAGTTATGGTCCCCGTATAAATATAAATAGTTCATAAAAAGAAAGAACTATCTTGTTCTTGCTTTCTCCATTCTCTCTTTCTGATCTTTGAACTCTTTTGACAATCTTTCAAGGAACCATCGTCGCAATGCAATGGGAAGATTGTATAGCTCTGTAAAGGACCACCCGCCGTGATGCTTAAGCAAAAAGAACTCTTCGTATACCGATTGTTGATATTTAGGAGTTAGGCCAAAAAAAGGCTGCCGTCATTGGCATGCCTACCTTTCCTTCTTCGTGGCAAAGGGGACAGTTAATGTCAAAACGAAGGTCAAGGTCTGGCTTTATAACGTCGTAAATGTTACGAAGATGTTTTACATCTGGCAAAGGCATTGATTCAACAAACTTATTAAGCAACTTTGGATCGGTGTGCTCATTTGCTTGAACAACAATAGACTTTAGAAGCCCTGTGATTGGACTTGCAGTGCCGTTGTTACCAGCAATCAAAGAAGCAATCCTTTTTTCATCTCGCGATGTCAGCAAACGAACAAAGATACGAACTTTGGATACTGGCAACTCAAATGAGAAGATACCCTGACCTTCTACTTGGACTCCCTCTGGAAGTTCATTGCCTCGCGGCTTAAGTTCGTTCAAATCAAAAGTGTAATCTGATTCTTTACCACAAGAAGGGCACGGTGCTGATACATCGTAAAAAGGTCCGAAGCCTGTAATTCTTGTTGCAATAAGAATCGCGCTCTTATCTCCCAAAAGCAAATCGCCAACTTTAATGTTGTTATTGATGATAACGGATTCTAATAAGCGATCAATCGCAAGCTCATTCCTAAGGAGCGCTTCCGAAGTTAGAATATCTTCTTCTTTGGCTGTCATGTGCTTGATTTCAATGACAGCTTGATTATGAAGCGGGTGTCCTTCTGGATAGAACAAACCTTTGCTCGGCAATTCAACAAATTCTGTTGGATTGACGAATGCGAAAAGGTCTGATGCTTCTGATATAGGGGGAGTTGGCGCGTCTGGTTGCGGTGCGCCCAACCGCTCTAGGTTATTCCTTCGTGACAAAAATCACCTTCTTTCTATACTATAATGCAGTCACAGCCGCTACAGCAGGACCGGACACATAATCAGCCCAATCATAGCGGAAACCAATCTCAATATTAAGGAGACCATCGTCTTCGTAAGTTAAATCACCAAATGTAGCAGAAGTAATGAAAGCGTTGTTAAGTGTCCAAGTGCCAACCAAACCACCTTGACCGTTCAACTCTTCAATAATAACATTACCCAGCTGATTAACAGCATCGAACTTGTTTACAGTGCCAGGAGCCTGTGCTGGGTTGAAGAAAACATCTTCCTGAACATCAGGCTTGAGATAACCAGAACCAACGAGAGCATCATAAAGAATCTTATTTCCATCAGGGTTAACAGCGTTAACGATTGTAGCGCTAACTGGGTTCCACTCAACAGTTCCCGGGTAGTAATAAGTGTTCCCTAAAAACTTGTGTGCGGTGTCAGTTACTGTGTATGATGGCTTTGTAACCCCTTTAGCAAGATACTGTTCAAATCTAAAATCGGCGTTAACGTCGGCTAGGTTTGGTAGTGTAAGCAAAAATCGATGTGCTCTTCTTGGTTCTGATAATGCTGATGTCCAAAATGGCATTTAATTAGTCTCCTGTAAGTCCTATTATTATATAGTGCGGGGAGCCGTAACTCCCCGCATTTTATTAATCGTCAAACGATGCCCCTGTTCTTGTGATGTTGAAGTCAATCGCAATGAACTCGATTGCTCTTGTTGGCTTCAAGTAAATCTTTGCATATAGAATGTTTCTATCTACAAGATCAGGTGTTGTAGTAGTATCGTCAAGAACAACTCTGTAGTCGGAAAGACCAAAGTTTGTCTTAACATCGGCCAAGAAAGGATTGACCTGTGCAGTAAAGCGCTTCCAAGTCTGCTGAACGTTTGGATCGAAGAGCAAGCCAGATGCAATCTGGGAAATGCGCTTCTTAACAAAGATCATTAGACGGCGAACATTGATGCGATCCAAAGCAGATGGCGTAAGCTGCAGTGTCTTCTGACCGAAGATTACAATACCTTCTGCTGGGAACTTCGCGATTGGGTTAATGTTCGCTGAGTAAAGATCATCGCGATCCTTTCGGCGTAGCTGGTGGGCTACGTCAACAACCGGAATGCCTGCGGAGCCTTCTGTGAGACCACCGCGGTTGAAACCAGCTGGTGCGAACCAAACCTGTGTTCTACGCTGTGAGCTAGAGAATGTACCAACAGCTGCTACAGACGGCGGAAGCCATACAAAAGCACCGTTGATTGTGTCTCTTGCTCTAACCCATGGATAGTAAGCACAACCGTAAGAAGAGTTGAGGTTTCTATCGCGCAGACCATTAACCAATGTCGTAATGGTAGAAGGCGTGTTTAGACGATCAATCGAAGTGCTATCTTCTCTCGGCTGGAATGCCGATGGAAGGTCAATAACTGCGAGAGCATCTGCACGATCCTCACATGTTCTTACCAAGTGAGTTGTGAGACCATCCTGAGTCTGACCTGGGATGGCAGCCAAATTCATTTCAACAACCTCTGGATCCGCGACTGAGTCGATTGCTCTTCTGATAGAGAAGAAAGAGTAGCTTGTTGTATCAGATGGAGCCCCAGGCATTGCTGCAGATGTGAAAGGATCCATTTCAGTAATGTCAAGACCGTCGAAACCACCGTAAAGCGGAACTGTGAAACGATCATAACCTGCGTCGAGTACACCAGAAATTGCTCCATTAACGAATGTCAATGAATTTGAAGTAGAGGAGCCTTCGGACCAAACACCAGAGCCTGAAATATCATCAAGTGTGAATGTTGGTGATAGCGAGGCGCTAAGACCAGTGGCTGCTGTAAACTGCCCAACAATACCGCCGCGCGGCCGAAGAATGTCGCCTACCGAGCGAGCGTATACTGTGCTAGCACCGTCGCGTGCAGTCTGCAAGCCGAAGTAAGCATCTGTTGGGTTTGCAAGGTTGCCCTGTGTAGCGTTAGCACGCAGTAGTGGGCGTGGGTAAGCAACAGAAGCAGTCAAGCCAGAACCAGAGATAATGAACGGAGAGTTCAACTGGTAATCTGCAACCGGGCTGTACTCGCCATCTCTGATTGGGTTGACAATACTTCCAGTAATCCAATTACCTTCTGTAGTAGCGGCGCCGGAACCCAATGAAGCTTCATCTGTGTACTTTACGATGCCTTCGAAACCGAAAGGAAGAAGTGCTGCGTTTGTGAACCCAGCGTCTACATCGGAATTCATATCAATGTAAATGTAAGCAGAATTGTTTGGATAGTTACCATACTCTCTGTAAAGTCTGTCTGACTCTACCCAAGACTCGTACTTATCACCAATCTTGCGCGCAACGTAGTTGAGGGAGTTAGGATTCAAATCACAATTGTTGAACTGCTCAACAACACGAACAACGTTGTCGCTGTCGGAGATGTGTCGCACTACAACAGAGAAGGTACCATAATCCGAATCCTCGCTTGGAGAGCGCTTGATATCCTGAATGGAAATCTTGAGATTGCTGCTTGTCCAATCGCCGGCTTCACCTCTTGCAACAAACTTGAACAACTTCTTCGGAGTTTCAGATGGATCCAACTTTGAGGCAATAACGAATGGTGTTTCAGCTGGCTGCAGCTGATACTTGAAATCATCGCCGGTTTCAGTGCCACCTTGGAGGCTGACCTTGACTACTGCCGCGGCCACACCGTTCGAAGGAGTAGAGATAATCTCATCAATGTGCTGGTCAAAGGTCTCACCAAGGAAGTAACTCTTTCTTTGCGAAGCATCGGTGATTCTAGTATTTGTTAGCTGTGGGTTTGTGTTAAATACTTTACGAATGTACTTCGAATCGCCTCTTGTAAAGTTGAATGTAATCTTTTCCTGTCCCGAGCCTGAAACGATCAATGCAGTGAACTCTTTGTTTGTTCCGCCAGTTGCGGATGTAAACAAAGCGTCGGAGCCCGTAAGCGAACCAACACTACTAGAAAATGCTGTGTTGCCTGTGGTTCCAGCACCAGCTGATGAAGAAACAATGGAGCCGCTTAATTTTACATCTGTTCCAGCATCTGTGTAAAAAATAGCTGCCAAAGCACCAGAAACACTAAGGGCGCTGGGAGCGCTGGAGGAGTTTCTTGTAAAGAGAACCAATCCATAAGCTTCACCTCCCAATGTCCAGCCAGCTTCATCAAGACCAGACTGATCGTCAGTGACGTTGTCCGACTCGGCGCCAAGCAAACGAATGTAAGTTAAAGGAGAGCTATTTCGGAGATAAGCTTGTGCGGCATACATGCCATAAGTCGTAGCCGTCGTGTTGGCGCCCTGTCGCCATACATCGTCACCGGCATTGCCCGGGCTCGGGGTGCCGAAAACATTTACAAACTCTTCAAAAGAGTTAACTGTTGTTGGTCTAAGTGCGGGTCCCTTTGCGGCACGTCCAATGATAACCGGACCAATCCCAGCTGGCGAAGCGGGAAGCTGTGAGTTATCAATTTCGTTTACGAAAACGCCGGGGGATACAAATCGGTAATTCTTAATTGACATTCGTTATTATCTCCTACATTGCGAAAATGTTCAAAGTAAATAGTGTTAAGTAGTATGAAGAGAATTATTCTCTGTAAAAACCATCTTTAATGTTTTGAGGGATATCTCCCACTATTGTCCTTTCTCTTCCAAGTTTTATATCAACAGCATTTTGGCGTTTGACAATCTTTGGTTTTTCTTGGTTTTCGCCTTCTCCTATAAGATAGCCAAGAGTTTCAATGTTGATATTTGTTTCGTAGTTTCTTTGCTCCATACCAAGATTTGCTTGATTAGAGTTATTGGCAAAACCGCCATCAATAAATATCTCGTAATAATGGCCCTCTGCCTCGATACGCTTTGGAGTTCTTGAGTTGCCCGGAATCGTGATGAATGGACGAATAAGCTCGTTCATTTGTTGCTGATACTCGGTGCGAATAGAAATTTCATATGTTACCTTAACCCAGGTAGGAATTGGGATGGTTATCGTTTCATACACTGTTTTAGCGGTTGACATGTTTCTTTTATTCGTGTTGAGCATCTTGCTTGAAACGTTTTTATCTGGACCGTATTTTCTATTAGCCTGTGCATTTTGAAACTCTGCTGTTTTCTTTTGGTTTATTTGGCGAGCCACAGTGATTGTGCCGCCCTTTTCGTCGTTAACAGGATACAAGTTTGCAAATACAGTTCCTCTGTAGTTTTGTTCTTTAGTAACATTAGATCTATTGACAGTTATTAAAGGAAGAATCAAAGTTTCTTCTTTATCTCTTAGATCTTTATTGTTTTTAATTTGAAAAGCGCGCTCTGCTGTAACCCATAAAACAGGAACCTTCTTGAAACCATCGTTAGTCGTGGTGAAAAGATTAAGTTCTTCATCAACAAATCGAAGCATTGCTCTATCAATCGTCTCTAAAGACGAAGGCATAAACTCAATTTCTTGAAGTTTTGCCGCAACTTCCTTATCACCAACATAATCGAATCGTTGGGAGCGTTTATCCTTTATTTGTCTTTCTGTTCTTTTACTACGCGACATTTAATTATCCCACGTAAATGCCAGCTGGGATATTCTCAAGAACCTTCCTGCCAGAGTCCTGCATTGAAGAATCAATTTCAGCCAGCTTGTCATATGTTGTATCATCAAGAATAACCTTAAGTTCATCTCTCAACTGATCCATTTCGGTTCTAGCCTGCGATAGTAGTTCGGAGGCATTCAAAGTTACTGATTCGCCCGGAATTGGAACGGTTGCAAACTTGCCTCTTACCTGTCCTAGGATTTCTTTTGTTAGAGCCAATGCAAATCTGCGGATCCACTGCTTACCAATAGCATTAATGTTTTCGTATGGGATGTTCTCAAATGGAAGTGTGTTAATGTTGTTAACACCCTTTGCGCCACCATCTATTCCTGGCTGGTCGTCCCAAGGTTCATACTGATTATTAATTGTAAACTGAACCCAGAACTTCTCTGGTGAAGTTGAGTCAGGCACCGGAAAGATTCTTAACTTGTTGTCGTGAATCTCATAGGAGTAATGTGACACTCTTGTCCAAAGCGCATCTTCGTAAGCCATCGCTTGAAGTTTGTTTTGCCAAGTTGGGACAATTTCAAAGCTAGAATCATCAGCGTATTGTCCATAAGTTCTTAAGTTTCCGACAACGGAGAAACCACCATAGTAGCCATAGAATCTCCACATTGCTCGTGGAGTCTTGAAGAATACTTTTCTAATGGTTATTCTTTTATCTCCGACCTGTTGGAAGTAAGGGACAGATGAGCTATTGGCCGAAGATGCGGAAATGATAGTTTGTAAATTGTAATCCTGTTGATTAACCACTCTATCTACCGATGCAGAATAAATTGGTGTTGTTCCGCCAAAACCAGCCTCGGTGGCAAGACCTTCTGAAATCCTGCGAACATAACCATAATCAAACTTTGGATAACGAAGGGCAATATCTGACCCGGATAGAGAGCTTCCTGATACAATCTGACCGTCCTCGTCAAAGGATCCGGTTGTTGCACCAAGATAAGAAGAAAGAGAATTCTTTGTTTGAAATAAGTTTACCAAATAAGAATATTCTAAAACTGCTTCTTCGTAAGCAGCGTATACGTTTCCTTCTGCCAATTCAATATCCAACACATCGCCGCCCAACTTCTTATAAGTGTAAGCAACTTGATCAGCGGCGCCAGATAAAAACGCTGTTGAGCCTGCGTATATAGCGAACGGCAACGTTGCTGCTACATTTGCTGCGGCTCCAGTCACCGGAAGAATATTAGCATTTGATGTTGATGCTGGGTTTAAATTTGGAATTGCCATGTAAGAATCCTCTTTTTGCTCTATTAATAAATAGAAAGCCCCACCTCAAAAGAGGCAGGGCTTTCATTATTTTGACCTTAAGTCAGGCTAGGACTATACGAGTCCTCTGCAGACAACCAAGCCGTACATGTCCGGACGGACCATCTTCTTGGCGTAACGGGTCATGACACCCTTACGAGGTACGAAGTCCTCTACACCGAAGATTGTATGTGTGGTCTGTAGTGGTACGTATGGTGCGTACACGTAGCCGCTCTCAAGGAAGCTGGAGCCACGTCGACCAACGAGGATCAACTGACGTGGGAAGTATGGGTCAACCATAACATCAAACTTCTTGGAGAGGGAACCAACGCGAACAGCGCCGATATCACCGCGATCAGCATCGGCTGTAACGTTTGCACGGAAGCCAGCTGTGAACTCAAGGATGTTGGCAACTTCTGGTCCGCAGACGACGAAGTTGGCAGCACCGCGAAGAGTCTTGCGGTGGATCTGAGCGGAGACGTCGTTGATTGTCTCAACGAGTGTCTCGTACCACTCGGATACGTTACCAGTGAAGTCAGCTACACCGGAAGCCAAAACAGCACCTGTCTCTCGGTTTAGGAACTCACCTGGGTTACGGGACCAGTAACGTGTACCAGCCTCTGCACCACGTACAAGATCCTCAAGGATCTCGCGATCGATCTCTAGAGCGATCTGCTCGGAGAGGATCTGTGTAAGCTCAACCTCGGCGTCAAGGTTGTGGTAAGCGTTGAGGTCTTGACCCAACTCTGGTGTCCACTTAGCCTTGAGCTTCTTGGTTACAGCTGTGACTGCTACGGAATCGACACGGATGTCGATCTCGGGGATGTCTTCACTTCCCTCAAGACCCCAATCGGCAGCGCCGACGAGGGAGCCAAGGGCACCACCAGCGTTGAAGTTGTCTTCCATAGCGAATGTGATAGCAACACCACCACCAGAACCACTTGCGAGTGAAGCGGAAAGGGCGCCGGCTGTTGCAGCTGCATTGTAAGAAACGAGTGTTAGCAAGATTGTATCACCATCATCAGCAACGATGTCATCAAAACGAGTTAGACGACGAACCAAGTTTTCATTAGCAGAGCCTGTGTAAGTAATAGTAATGAAGTCGTTAGGGTTCAATTCAGAACCAGCGGCTGTATCAACAGCAGCCTTGCTGATTGTACCAACAGCGAATGTAGAGCCAGATGGAAGATCTGGATCGAACTCTAGCAAACGGTCAACGTTGAAGCCAGCGGTTGGGAATGTACCGTTGCCAACAACAGAGCCTGTACCAACTACACCGAAAGCAACAATTGTAGGTGTTAGGCTTACGGAACCTGTTGGAGAGGAGTAGCCGTTGTTGAGTGCGTAAGGACCACGCTCGGCGTTGTCTTCCGAGAGAAGAACACCACCTGTGATCTGGGAGCCAACTCGGCCACCACCGTAGACTGATGTGTTTGTCTGGTAACCAAGACGTGGGTTATCAGCAACAGCACCATCACCAATCTCTGTGGAGAAGGTGAAGTCAAGGAAGAAAATGAGACCTGATGGAAGGCTCATTGGCTGAACGCTAACAAGATCGTTGGCGATCAAGGAACCGAATACTCGGCGTACTAGTGGGAATGCAACAGCTGCAAAACCCTCAACGTCTCCAGCAGCCATGCTGGAAGACTCACGGAGAAGCTCTTTTGCCTGATTCTCAAGCAAACGGGCCATACCGTTCTTCTGGTTATCGTCGGAAATGCCCTCAAGAAGACCAGTCTGCTCCCACTTGTTAATAAGTGCAGCACCCTCGGTCGAGAGGTCACGATTGACGATACCTTCTGTCAATCTTTCTACAATAGACATTTTTAATATACCTCCTGAATGTTATTGTTTATTTATTCAAACCTGCTAAACGCAGCATACGACCCATAGTTGGGTCCTTAGTTGCCTCGTTGTTTCTCTTAGAATTGATCAAAAGCGATGTAGGTCTTTGAACTGCTTCACGAAGTGTTTGTGGTCGTGTTCTCTGATCAGGAGTGGACCCCACTGCGTTTTGAATTGTTTCAAAAATCATACTTGCTTCTTCAACAGAATTGGCAGATTGAACAGCCTCGACAATTTGTGCTTTTTGTCGCTCATTCAAGGAGGCGCTGCTCAAAGCCTTGTTTTGATAAACAAGCTTGGCGTTATCAAGATTCAACTTTGTAAGTTGATCCTTTGCTTCAACAATGAGAGCACGAAGCTCTCTGTTAGATTCTGTAAGTTCGGAGATTTTGGATTCGTAAAGAGCAGCGTCAGATACAACATCAGATGCTGTCTCCTCTTCTAACTCATCCTCATCTTGCTCCTCAAGGTGGGCAGCCTGGGCAGCTGCCATTGCATCATTGTTTGCTTGCTCAACGCTATTGTTAGCGGAGTTAACAGAAGACCAACCTTGTGGGCGCGGAACCATGTCAACAACTAGTTCTTCTACTAGTTCTTTAATAAACTCTTCGGATAGATTAAGATCCTCGTCTTCTTCTAGTGGCTCAACTGGTGTGGCGCCTAGTTCGGCGGCATCTTCCTTGGCATCGCGATTGGCCATCTGATCTAGTGGGTCGCCGCCTGCCATGTCTTCAGCCATCTCTAGAGCGTCGGTAAGGTCTCCCTCTCCAACAACTTCATCTTCCTCTTTTAAGCGCTCCTTAAGAGCATCAAAATCAATCTCAACAATTTCGTCTTCTTCAAGAGCATCTAACTCTTCGTTCTGGAATGCGTAAGGAACCTCGTCTGTGAACTCTGTAAGAGTGTCGTCTTCTTCTAGATCTACTGGAGCTTCCTCTAAGTCTTCTTGTTCTAGCAAAGTATCTAAAGCTTTCTTAACTTCTCCCGAATACTTCTCTAATACAACATTTTCAGCATTCTTTAATGCTGCTTCCTTAAGGGCTTTGGCGTCTACGATCGCCTCTTCTAACAGTGAAGACATACAAATACTCCAAATCTGATGACTCGTCAAAAATAAATAGTGTTTTATTTTTTCAAATGACTAAAACTATTGGATTTAGAATAATGTTACTTTTTGTGTATTTAGTGACTTATACATTAAAGAGCGGCATACTCAAACCCGTTGAAATTCCAATCAGTGATGGACCAAGTTACCTGAACATTTCCACCACAAGAGAGATAAGCGTAGCGCGCACCACCAGCACGGTCGAACTTTTTAGCAGTTCCAAATGTGCTCCATGTAGGCGATGCTCCGGAGCCGCCTTCATACCAAGTTACTGTTTCGCCAACAATCGTGAAGCGAATCCAATTGTAATTTGTGGTTGTTGCTGCAGTCGAAACCGGTCCCTGTGCATTGCTGTTTCCAACACAATACCCGGAAAGTCCTGTGCCGCGACCAACACGAATACCTACGAGACCTGCTTGGTTAGACGCGCCATCCTCGCCAGATCCAACCCCCATAAAGAATTGTGAAGTACCACTAGCCGCGGACGTCTTGACGCGGCAAGATACATCCACATCACCCATCATCGCGGTTGGCCACCATATACGAGAAGCAAGGTACCAAGCTGACCCATTAGCAGTCTCGTCTGCTGTATTGTTGGTGACCATAGTAAAATCTGTTCCATTATCATCAATAGAAACAAAATGGGCGCCTGGATCATGAACCGTGGCTCCGTTGGCTAGTGTAGCATCTAGGGTTGCACCATCTGCTATACTAGTAGGAGTTCCGGCAACAGGAGATAACCTTTTATCTAATTCGGTATTGCCTGCAGCTGCCTGCAGCAACCAGACGCCATTTTCAAATACTAATGCCATTCTATTATCCTTTTATGTAGTAGAGACGATTCCCCAACCATATCCTCTCGCTGAAGAAGAAAAGGCCGTAATTGTTAACGCGCCGTAATTTGTTTGGATCTTTGCAGCAGTCCCACCATCAATCTTTTGTGATCCCGAAGGTTTGACAACAACGTTATTAGTTGATCCAGATCCGAACAAATCTTTAACTGTGTAAGTTAAGCCAATTTGATCATCTGTTGTAATCCCGGGCAATGTTCCAGTGACTACAGATCCGGTACAATCTACGACAAATGTCTGAAAGCCTTCAATATTAAAATTTGAAGTTTGAACTTGTGATATAGCCTGATGATAGTCTGTACTGCGAAGTTTAAATTCACCCTCAAAAACATCAAGTAAATCTTTACCTCCGAATGTGTATCTTATGCCCTGACCAATATTGATAGAGCCGTTGGCTGAGGATGTTACCTCTATGCCCACAGATGCTGTGATTGTTGGGACAGACAATATATCAGAAGAGAATGTGAATGGAGAGTGGCTTGTGATTTGACCGTTAGTGGTTGATACCAACACTCTGTCTGCCGGTATGCTAGAAATATAAACGTCCCCTATATACAAGCCTGATCCCGAAATATTCACGGATGCTGAAATATCCCCCCCTACCGTAAGAGTATGGTCTGGGTTTGTGTTGTTAATACCCACTCTATTAGCCGAAGCTGAAATAAAAATTGTGTTGTCTTGTATTGTTTGATCTGTATCGTTCCCAATAAATAAATGACCTTTATCTAAGTTGGGAGTATCATTTGCTCTACCAGCACCACCAACTTTGATTTGCCCATTAGAACTAATACCATTGCGAACAACCTTGCCGATGTTTTGCACTAGGTTGCTAGAGCCTGTTGGTTTAACGTTAGTGAATGTACCCGCTGTTCCACCGGAGCCTGTGTTCACATAAAGAATATCACCTTCCGAGAATGAATGTCCGGGGGATATGTTGTTTAGATTTAAGCCGTCAAGAGAACCAAAGGTTGCAACTTGAGTGTTAGTATTATTGCTGGCCGAAAACGCACACAATCCAAAGGCGGGCATCTTAGCAGGGTCATCGCAAGCAGCAAGACCAATGGTCGGCGTTGTTCCCGATAATCCTTTGATATATACGACTTTGCCTTTTCCAATACCGCCAACTTCATCAACTTTGGCGACAAATAAGATAGCACCTTCCAAGTCGCCGTAGAATTCTTTGCCGTCTTCAAGGCGAACGTTGCCTGATATAAGAACATCACTTGTTGCTGGATCCCAAAGTAAATCACTAGAGCCACTTAGATCACCAGATACAGGAGAGTCAAATCTAAACTGTAAAGAATATTGAGGACCATCAGCAACTTCAACCGCTGATGCTGTAACGTTTGTTAGGTTTGATCCATCACCATAAAAGGCAGATGCTGATATGTTTGCGGATGCTGATAAGGATCCTGCACCGTCTGTTGTTAATAAAGCGGAGCCACTAAAGGATCCACTGCTATTGAATTGTATGTCTCCGTTAGAGCCTCCCGGTGATGTTGAGCCTCCACCCGGTCCATATACCCATCCTGACATATTGATTTTTCTCCTGCTTCCTTAAATAGTTGCTCAAAACTAAAAAGGGAGCCCCCCTTTCGGAGGACCCCCAATTTATTAGCAGGATTAACCAGCTAGTTCTAGACTAGACGATTCTCCAGTTGTCTGCTACAACGTATACCAAAGATACAGCAGCGTATGGGGACTCAAGGTCAATGGTGGATTCACCATCGATTGTGTGAGAACCCTGGCAGCTGATTCTAAGGACGTAGTCGCCAGAAATGTCACCAGCCTTAACGTGGATAACGTCACCAACGGATGGCGATGCTGGAAGATCAACACCTACGTTTGCTGCAGAAATGGCAGCGAAGTAGTTGTAACCTTCCTGAAGTGTATCACCATCAGCCTTGGAGTGAACATCGTTACCAGTAACGGAAAGCTGACCGGATGTGGCTGTAAGACCAGCACCTGCCATTGCGGATACGATATCAGCAAGGCTTTCCTTCTTTGTGCTGTTGTCAGTAGCATCGACAATAGCAACAAAGTCGGCACTCATGTCAACGTCAGCAGCTGTCAACTCGTTGAGGTCAAGGCTAAGAACAGCAGAAGATGCTGCAAGACCGTCACCTGCGAAGAGTGTAGCGAGATCGTCAATTGTTTCCTTCTTCATGGAGTCAGAATCATCTGAATCGATGAATGCGAAGCTGTCGCCGGAAGCGATTGCGCCTGCGGAGAACTCTGCGAGGTCAACCTCTAGAGCGTGGGATGCAAGAGCAATACCGTTACCAGCTACACTGGACTTCAACTGAATCTCATCAGACGCAATTGCGAAGGATGTGGAGTTGACCTGTACTTCTAGAACACCAGAAGAAGCTGCGAGAGCGTCACCAGCGATTGCAGTGGCGTAGTCAGCCATTGCGTCACGCTTCATTAGACCATCGCTGTCAAGGAAGTAGAAGCTATCTGCAGCTACGTCAAGTGCTGCATCAGCAACGCCTTCAAGCTCAACTGTACCGCCAGCGTAAAGGTTACCAGAACCAGAGATAGCGCCAACTACTGCGAGCTTAGAACCATCAAAGGTCAACTTTGAATCGTCTTCAAGCTCACCACCTGTACCGGCGAGAACGATACGACCAGAGGTCAAGTCCTCAACGATAGCAGTGTTGAATGTTGCACCACCGTCAACTTCAAGGGAGCTATCAAAGACAGCAGCCTCGTCAACAGAAAGTGTACCACGGATGTCTGTTGCGACACCTGTAGCAGCCAAGGATGTTGCACCAGCAACGTCAAGGGCACCGTTAAGATCAGCTGCACCAGCAACTGTGATACCAGCCTGCAAGTTCATTGCACCCTGGAAGTCAGATGTGCTGTTGAAGTCAGCAGCGCCATCAACCTGCATTGTGCTGTCGAATACAGCAGCTTCGTCTACGGAAAGTGTACCACGAATGTCTGTTGCAACACCAGAAGCAGCCAAGGATGCTGCACCAGCAACATCGAGAGCGCCATTGAGGTCAGCTGCACCAGCAACTGTTAGAGCGTCCTGCAAGTTTACAGCACCCTGGAAATCAGCTGTGCTGTTTGCGTCGAGTGCGCCACCAACTGTCATAATGCCATCGATGCTGAAGTTACGAGCACCAGACATGTCCTTGTTGGAATCTAGAACCATAGCCTTGGATGCGGCTGCGGTACCATCTGTGATGCCATCAAGCTTTTCGAGATCAGTTTCGCTCATGTCAGCGGAACCGATAACGAGGGAGAAACCGGATTCGATTTCTACGTTACCCTCTTGGAGAAGGGCACCTGAGAGGATTGCATCTCCTCTTTGGAATTTGTAAGCCATTTTTTATGTCCTCCTATAAAATGACCGAGACTATAAAACAAAAATTTAGGGTAACACTACGGAGGAGAGAGAATCTAAAATATACCCATATCAGTCTCTTGCAATATATACCCCTTGGACGAAGCATAATCAGAAATATTTTAAATTATTTTAGTAGATGAACCAATCGGATCCATCGGTGTATAAAAAGACTGATCCGTAAGGTGATTCAACATAGATGGCTGGTGCTCCGTCAATCGTTTGTGATCCCGAGGGGTTAAGGATTACAGAGTTAGCCGACGAAGCTTGCCCGGACTCGTCTTTTACTATTAAAGTTTGTCCCGCAGAAAAATCTGTGGCATTAAATAAAATACTTGTCGGTACTGACGACACACCAATAATATAATTCTCTGACGATGCTGTATGACTTGATGAAACTGATACCCTGCTGTGTACGAGTCCGCCATTAACTGTTAGGCTATTGTCATTAACGCTATAAGATACTTTTGTTGTCCCGCTAATTTCGTTTGTTATTGGGTTATCAACTCTAAATTGTAAAGATCCAATTGGTCCGTCGCCGGCCATAATTGCTGATGCTGTAACGTTTGTAAGATATCTTCCGTCGCCATAATAAAAAGATGCTGATACATGTGTGGAAGCAGACACCGTTGTAAATATACCCATGCTCGCAGATAATAAAGAGGATCCGTCTGCTGATACCTCACCAAGCGTAGCGATAACTTCATTGCTCTGGGGCCCATTAACAATTTGAATTGATCCGGAAATTTTAAGAGGCGAGCCACCAACTACGACACCCTTTACGGTCAAGTCTCCGGCAATAAAAACATCCGAAGATGCCGACACGTTTCCAATAACTGTTAATGAGTGTGAGGGCGCATCTGTATTAATTCCCAAACGCCCAGAAGAGGGCAAGAAAGTTAAATTAGCAGAGCCCGTAAATACGCCGGCGCCTTGCTGGAACTGTATAGAGCCAGTTGGCCCAACAGCATTTGCGCCAGCAGCACTAATAGTAAGTGTATTGTTCGGACCATTGTCTGTTAGGGTGATACCCGTACCGGCTGACAATCTTCTCTCGTTTGGTAATCTAACTTCTGAATTAACTGTTATATAAGTTGCGTTAAGTGGAGGATAAGGCGCCGGTCTTGGTGCTGGTTGAGAAACATCTGTTTCTTCTTGTTGTTGTAAAGTTGGACGATCAATGCCTGGGATTACTCTGAATGCGCCTTCTCGTGCTTTCACGCATTCTGCACTGATTTGGAATTTATGTTCTACCTGCCCAAAGTAATAGCGAGTGTCATTATAAGTCTTTACAATCTCATAGAATACATCGCCGTACTGAACATAATCACCAACACGAACATAAAGATTTTGATCTTCTACAAGTCTACGACGATGAAAGTTAACAGTTAGTTTGGTTTGGTATTCATAACCATACTTTGTGTTGGTCTGGTCATTTTGGACCTCAACGTATGCGAATACACGAACAGGCGGCAAAGATACTTTTTCTTTTGCCTCGCCGTAAATATCGTTAAAGTTTGATTCTTCAATGCTTATGGGATAATAAGCAA